AATATTCAAAAAGCCTTAAAGAATTACCTTGAAAGCAAAAGAGTTAAAAGTGGCTATATCCAGAATGGTTCGACTTGGTTTGGTAACTGGCAAGATTGGATAGACCTTGAAGAATTGCCTTGTTCTAAATGTAAAGATACCGGGATTCTTACTTCGGAAAAAGGATATGAAAGTTTTTGTGATTGCCCGGCAGGAGAAAGGAAAAGGATAAAATGAAGGAACCAGAAAAACCACAAAAGAAAGATAGAGCATATCATCCCCAATCATATAACTATGATAAAGGGTGGAATGACGCTTGTGCTGTTTGTGAGAAGTATCATAATTGGTCTATTACAAAATTGTTAGTGAAATTGGCGAACTTGGAACCAAACCCAAAAAATATAAAGAGGTTTTGGGGATGAAAAAATACGGGTGGATTATAATCATAGCTTTATTTATTTTAGGTTTATTCTTAACAAGAGAACCAAAGATAGGAGGAATAGACATGGGGGAAAAAGAAATAAAAATAAAGGGAATTTCTAATCTTTGGAAAGGGATTATTGGAGAGGCAGTCGGAGAAGGTTATTGTGGAATGTATGCGGTGGCTTGTTGTTATAGAAACAGACTTAGTAAGGGCATGGCTTTGGGGTGTGTTGCCTTAAAAAGAAAAGACTTGGATGAGTTTGTGGGGAAGCAGGGATATAGAAACGAATTAAGGGCAAAGGCAGTTATGAGGGAAGTTTTTGAATTATCCGGGGGGGATGTTACTAATGGGGCAACCCATTATGAAAATGTGGAAAAATATGGACTGCCTTATTGGGCTAAGAACATGGGTGTTGTTGCAAGAATAGGCTGTCATACATTTTTTAAAAAAAGAAACAAAAATAGGATTAGAAATTTTAAGTCTCTATGATACCATTTGAATGTTACAAAATGAAAGCAAAGAAATGTTACAAAAAGAAATAAAAGTAGGATTAGAAATTTTAAGTCCCTATGATACCATTTGGATGATTATAAAAAAATATGCAGGAGATATGATATTGATAAAAAGAAAACACGATGAACTGGTTTGCATTTTAACTGGTGGGCAATTTAGAGATTGGAAAATAGTAAAAAATGAAAGCAAAAATAACAGGAATTAAAGAAAAGGAATCTAATTACGGGGGCATGTTCTATTATGTGTTTTTTAAAAGTGATGAAAATCCCCCCAAGTCTTATAGGACATGTGTTGCCCCTAAGAATGGCAACTTTCAAAGATGGCTTGAACCTCTAAGTCTTTTTAATTCGGGAAAAGAGGTTTGGCTTGACCAACTTGTTTTGAGGGGAAAGGGCTTCATCGATGCGGATAGTTTATTTACAATGGAATAAAAAGGGAGGTGAGGAATGATGCTTCAAGATTACGCAGGTTTATTTAAGAACTCGGTTGCATATCATCTTGAAAAGACAGAACGAAAGCGTAGGAAGCACGAAGATTTAGAGAGGCGGAGGGCGAGGAGTTTAAAGCGGCGTTTATTTGCGGAGGTAGGGGAATGAAAGAGATGACTTCCTTGGCGAAGGAGAAATAAGATGTATAAGATAATTGAGAACAACCTAAAGGAGGTATAAATGAAAACAGAAGCCGAAGTCATGCAGAAAATTGGAGAAGTCATCTCATCAAACACACACATCCTAGATTGTAAACTTGCTTCTATTGACATAAACGCCCCCCGGGCCTTAATGCAACTCCAATCAATTACAGCACTAAATTATCTTTATTGGTTCTTGGGAAAAAAAAGACCTAGTTTCAAATACGACGAAAAGGAGTAAAAGATGAAACTAACTAAAGAAGAAAAGGAAAAGCAGGAAAACTGTGTTCACGAATGGGTAATTGTTCGCGAGCCTTTATTTAATCGAGGTGGCTGGCACGAGGATAAATGCAAAAAGTGTGGCAAGGTGAATGAATATGATACCAGTGATTAGGGATGAAAGGGAAGGGAAGATGAGAGATATAAAGTTTCGGTTAAGAATTGACAACAGAATGGTTGGCTATGAAAAATGGTATTTGGGAGAAAGGGTCAATTTTACTGCCAACCCCTGTTGGTTATATTCTAAAGACCAACTCAACTGGTTTCCTAAGTATATTTATCATACGCATAAAGATGAATTTACTGGCTTAAAGGACAAGAACGGCAAAGAGGTTTACGAGGGGGACATAGTCCTTCAAAAAGGACTAAATGGAGAAACCAATGATATAGCCGAGGTCTTATGGTCGCAAAGAAACATAGGATTTGAAGCACAATTTAAAGCATCAAAATTAAATCTTCCATTAGCAGAATTTATAGAAATCATCGGCAACCGCTTTGAAAACCCAGAACTATTAGGAGATAGAAAATGAATATAAGATGTCCTAAATGCCAAGCAGAATGTGAAGGCGAAGCAACCCGTATTTATTTCTTTTATGATTGCAAATGTGCCAAGTGTGGATTTGATTTTTGCTATGATGAAGCCTGCAATGAGTATTATGATATGAAAGGAAATGAGATTAGTGGTAATATTATGAAGCACAAAGTAAGACTAATTGTTAATCTAAAAGATAAAAAGAAAGGAGGATAGGATGGTATGGTTTATTCTCACATGGCTTTTGATCCTTACGGGTTTGTTGTTCGTAGTAACATTTAGACACAACGGAGAAATCGGTTGGCTGAAAAAGAAAAGTAGGTCAATAGTTAAGGCTCAAGAGGAATTGGTGAAGATTTTTAATAGAGCCACCACAGATAAAGAGGAAAAAGAAGAATGAGATTCCGGAGAAAACCGCCATTGCCCTATCAAGAGATTTTAAAGGATGTAGGTGTCCCGGGGAGGAAAATAAAAAGGTGTATGAAGTGGGCCTTCGGGAAAAAATGGGAAACAATAGCCATTTATGGATGTCCTCAAAGGTGGAATTCTTTGCATGGCAATATCTTTATCATGAAAATTGAAAATTCGATAGAGGAAGATCTCAAAAAGATAGGTAGGGCGTTTTTAAAGCAGGAAGAATAATGGGAAGATTTATGTCGCATACTTGGATCTCCTCAAGAAAGGAGGTGATAAAGAATGAAAAGAATATGTTTATGTTTGATAGCTGTTTTGGTTTTATTGCTTACCGGGTGTATAACTTCAGGAGTGAACGAAGGGCTTTTTTCGAATCCCATTCTGCCGGATCTGAATTTACAAATAAGGGATATAAAAGAAGTCGATACCCTTGAACTCAAGATAGATACAAAGGATAATCCCCGGCCTTTGGAATTGGATCTTGAAGAATTAGACAAATAAAGATAGGTTATCTCGGCACTTTTTATAAAGTGCAAGTGGAAACGGTGGGTAAGAGAGGCCCAGTCCCTCACCTACCAACTTCTTCCGAGAAGTTAAGAGGGGTCAAATAGGCACTTCGAGGCAGACTTTGCCAGTTTCAATGTCTCGCAGATAACCATGTAACAGAATTAATCTTTAAACCTATTAAGATAAAAACTCTTGACTTTTTTTTATCAATATGATATATATAAGTAAATCGATTTGGATGCTCTTATGGATAAACCTACGATTCAAAAAGAAGCACAAATTAATAATATTCAAAAAAATTTACAAATTGTTCAGGTAGATATCTCTGCACTAAAATCCTCCGAATATAATCCTCGCCTAGCAAACGAAAAAGAATACCACGACCTAAAAGCCTCTCTCACACGATTCGGCTTTGTTGATCCCATATTGGTAAATTCCGCAGAAAAGAGAAAAAATATTATTATAGGTGGCCATTTCAGAATAAAAGTGGCTAAAGATATGGGTTATAAACAAGCCCCGGTAATTTATATTAGTATTCCAGATTTGGAAAAAGAAAAAGAGCTAAACCTACGCTTGAATAAAAACTTGGGGCAATGGGATTTTGATATATTGGCTAATTTCTTTGATGAAGGCTTTTTAAATAATGTAGGATTCAATGACTATGAATTAGGCATCTCCGCAGATGGCATAAGTAAAGAAGTGCAGGACCTTGGTGGCGAAGATAAAATTATTCTCAATAAAGACAAATATGCTTGGCTGTGGATAGAGTTTAAAGATAAGGCAACTTTAGTGAAAATAAAGAATTTCTTTGGACTTAAAAATAGAGAAATTCCAGAAGAAAAGTTTTTAGAACTATTTAAGAAAGCGAACATAAAGCTATGATGGAACTCGAAAGATTGCTTACTGCATCTTTGGATTTATTATTAAAGACATATCCTGATAGACATATAATTTTACAGCTTTCCGGTGGTTGCGATAGTGCGGCTTTGTTTTTCTGCTTACAGAACCTAAAGAAAGAATTCGAATGTCATACTTATTGTGTTGAGGAAAATGAAGATTTTAATAATACGGATAGATTTTGTAAGGCTTTTGATGTGTCTTTAGTAATTCATAAATTGTCTATACCGGAAGTTATCTCAAACATTTCGTTTCTCAAAGGTAAGTATCACTTTAAGGGTAAAGTCAATCTTCAATGTATCGCTTGTCATTACAAAATAGCCCTGAATGTAAAAGGCTCGGTTATAATCAATGGCAGTTATGCAGACATATTATACGGAAGTTACGCCTCTATCGTAGTCCCCTATTCACATAATGATAACTTGTTTAGAGAAGAACGAAGGAGATTGCTTCAAAGAAACAATATAGATGCGACTGATTATCTAAGGACAATTATGAAGGAAAATAATAATGATATCATCTTCCCTTTTTGTAATCCAGAACTTTACGATTTTTTTCTAAACTTGAATTATGAAGAATTGAAAAACAAAAGTATTTTTTATGAAACTTTTAGAAACCGCATACCAGAAGGAATAAACTTGAAAAGGAAGTCGCAACAGATAGGTAGTGGTGTTAGAGATAAACTGAAAAATAAGGGAATAAAATATAAATGAAAACCTGCAAAGATTGTAATTGGTGTGGTGATTATAAATTCTGTTCGCCATTTAAAGGGAAATTGCGTAACTATGATGGGTTGAGATTTACTGCTGATGGGTTCGATTGTGCCTTGCCAGTAGGTTTTGATACTTTTTCTACATGTAGTTATGGCTGTTTATATTGCTTTAGCAATTTTCTTTCCCGGGATCCACATAGAAAAGGGGAATATAAAGTAGGGATGCAGAAATTGTCTTTTTTAGATAAGTTTTTAACATTAGATAATGAATTGGTTGGCAGGGAATATAGGCCCATGCAGAATGCATTAAAGCGATCAAATGGAATGAGATGTCCTATTCAATGGGGGGCATTAGGAGATCCGTTTGATAATATAGAAAGATGGCAAGGTGTAGGGCCTGAAATAATAAAATTGTTTATTAAACATAATCAGCCTGTAAGAATTTCTACCAAAGGCGGCCAAGTAATACAACATCCAGAATATATGGAGGCTTTATCGAAGCGGCCTGAATTGTTTTGGTGTGCTTTTAGTATAATAAGCACCGATGATGAAGTATTGGCTCAGGTAGATCCGGGAACACCTTCAAGTGCAGAACGATTTAAAGCTATGAAGGCACTTTCAAAATTGGGTTGCAAAACATCTGTAAGAATAAGGCCGATTATTCCTAATGTTACCGACAGGACAAAAAAGAAACGAATGATATGGAAAGAACTTTTAGATAAGGCTAAAGAAAGTGGGGCGGAAGCTGTTAGTATGGAATTTTTGTTTGTTCCTATGGTTCAACCCCCCCATATAAAAAAACGAATGATTCAGTTAAATAGAATATCTGGAATAGATTTAACTGCATTTTATAAAAAGACTTCTGAGAAGCAAGGATCATGTTTGAGAGGTAGCCGGTGGTGGAAAGAGGATTTAGTGTTTGAGATGAAAGAGCATGCTAAGAAAATAGGTTTGACATTTGGTATTAGTGATCCCCATTGGAAAGAGTTAAATGACTCCGGGTGTTGCTGTGGTATATTGCCGAATGATCCGATTTTTGGTAATTGGCAAAGAGAAAGTGCTACGAATAGATTGATAGAAGCAAAAGCTAACTTTGAAAAAACAGGAGAAGGTAAATTGTATTTTAAAGACATAAATCCTTTTTGGGCCAAAGAGGTAAGTTTGGTAGGTATGGTTTGTATCACTAAAGCCCCGGGTGCATTTGCCCGGAAACATGCTACTTGAGAAACCCACTTAAAGGATCAATGGAATAATTTAAAATACTACCGCAATCCTGCTTTTTATTTTGGCGGTGCATTATTGCCATGCGGTTTGGACACAGAAGGCAATCGTATTTTTAAATATAATCCAATGGAAAGAAAACATCTAAAAACAAGTTGGGGAATCAAGTGAAAACTATGATAGAAGAAAAAAAAGAAACCCCAAAAACTCCAATTAAAAAGGCACTTTCAAAACCGATTCAATTTCAGGCCTTTGTAATTTGGATGGCAACACCAGAACCATTAAGAGAACCACTAACTCAAAAGGAATTGGCTTTAAAAATTGGAGTGGGGCAAGATACCCTGTCAGAATGGAAGCAACGAAATGATTTTTGGAAAAGAGTTGAATTAGAATGGAATGCATGGGGTAGGGAAAAAACTAATAATGTTGTGGCAAGGTTTTATCAAAAAATTATCAGCAAAGATGTTACCACAGCCGATTTTAAATTATGGTTTCAATTCTTTTTGGAATGGAAAGAAAAAACAGAAATTGCTCATTCCGGGGAAATAAAATTAGCAGAAACTAAGGTATTTCAGATCATAACCAGTAAATCAGATAAGGAAATCAATGACATTATTATTGGAAGAAACAATAGAGACATTAAAGTCCAAGGCAATCATTAAGCATTATCTCCAAAAGGGGATAAGCAATGATTTGGCCTTAAAGAATTTCATTAAGATTTTAGATGAACCGAAGATTTCTACTAAAGTGAATTGTGGGAAAAATCATAGTTCGCCATTTCAATTCTTATCTGATATACTATTAAATAAAGTAAGGGATTATATTGTTTGGGCTAACCGGTCAGGAAGTAAGTCTTATCTTGCCGGGCTAATTACTTGGGTTGAATCCTGTAATAAAAAGATGCTCGAAACTTGTATCTTAGGTGGTTCAGAAAGCCAGTCGGAGAAATCTTATAAAGCAATGAAAGATTTTTGGCGTATTTCAGGCTTAGAAGCAGATTATCTTATAAAAGAACCATTGATAACAAAAACGGAATGGCTTAATGGTTCAAAAGTTTCTATCCTTACTGCTTCTCAAAGAAGTGTGCGAGGGCCACATCCTCAAAGGTTACTTTTAGATGAAATTGATGAAATGGATTTTGGTATATTCGAAGCCTCTTTAAGTCAACCGCAAAGTAAGCATGATAGTCCTTCTTCAACCGGTATTTTTTCTACTAACCATAATATCGGTGGAACGATGGATAAAGCATTAGAGATCGCAGGGAAAGGGGCTTATAAACTTTATAAATGGTGTGTTTGGGAAGTGCTTGAATCCTGCCGGGGTTATAATTGTTCGACTTGTAAACTAAATACTATTTGCCCGGGTAAACAGATGAAAGAGGCAAATGGCTATTATAGAATTGAAGATTTTATTAAAAAGTTAGAGCAAATATCATGGGACACACTTCAAAGGGAATGGCTTTGCGAGAAAGTGGGCCGGGGTGATTTAGTTTATCAGAATGAATTTGGCGAAGATCTTCATATAGTCAATATACCATTTGACTCTAATAAGCAAGTAACTCTGTCAATAGATTGGGGTGGTGTGCATCCGTTTTCGGTTGGAGTATGGCAGAACTTTGAGGAACTGGGATGGGTAAGAGTTACCGAAGTTTATAAGGGGAATACTACAAATAGTGCTTTATTAAAAATTTGCAAGGAACAGATTTGGTGGAAGAACATTTTAGAGGGAGTAGCTGATCCTTCCCGGGCTGACTTAATTAAAGAGTGGAATGATGAGGGGATTACTATAATAGGGGCGAATAATGCGGTTGATGAAGGAATCGAAGCGGTCAAGGATGCACTAAAGCCCGTTCTTGGGAATCCCAAGTTTTTTATAAATAGGATATGCACTAATACAATCCGGGAATTTTTATCATACAAAATTAAGAACGGAAAAATAGTAAAGGAAAATGATCATACCCAAGATGAGATTCGTTATTTTATCATGCACAAGATTAAAGACAAAGGGAAGGTGGCGGCTTTTACGAGCACACCGGATTTTGATGTTTCCCCTAAATAATAGGAGATAAAAATGGCTCAAGACTTTATAGAATATCGGGGTGATACATCAGTTTTAACGCTGACCTTTAAAAAGGCAGATGGAACAGCCCAACCAATAACAGGATGGACTGTTTTTCTAACATTAAAAACAAATAAATTAGATCCTGATGCTAATGCACTTGTTTCAAAAACTATTACCAGTCATGCTGATCCGACAAATGGAATAACGATTATAACTATTGCCGCATCGGAAACAATTAATTTATTGGGGAAGTATTTCTACGATATTCAATATAAAACTGATTTAGGGGTTATTAAAACTGTATTGGACGGAACTTATCAATTCTTAGAAGATGTAACAAAGAGGATAGTTTAAATGTCTGCAATAGAAGTAGAAGTAACTGTTTCACAGGCTCAACCGGTAAATATAACTGCTGTTTCAGAAGAAATTACTGTTGAGCAAAATCAAATTGCAATAGTGCAATCTACCAATCATTCTTTATTGAGCCATCTTGGATATGCTGAATCAGGGCATACCGGATTTCAAAAAGAATTAGATTATGATGATTGGTATAAATGTTATCTTATCGAACATTAGTTAGGAGGTGGAAAGTTGAGTGATTATAGAATTCCTGTATTAGAACACTTTAATTGGCAACCATCAGTAAAGGATCGACTTGCGAGTGCTCCCGGAGGAGAAGCAAAAGGTGATCGGTATTTGATTATTGCGACTGCTGACGGAGACTGGACAGGACATGAGAACGATATAGCTTATTGTTCAAATGCTTCTGGTCCTGTTTGGGCTTTTGATACTCCGGCAGAAGGCACTTGTGTGTGGGTAGACGATGAGAATAAATATTATGTTTTCGATGGTTCTACTTGGTCGGAATATTTAGGTGAAGCCGGCCCAACCGGACCTACCGGCCCAACAGGGGCGGCCGGCCCAACTGGATCAGCCGGTCCTACCGGTCCTACCGGTGCGACAGGAAATACCGGGCCAACAGGGCCTACTGGACCTACTGGTTCAGCCGGGACTGCACCCGGGCCAACTGGTCCTACGGGAAGTGCCGGGCCTACGGGAAGTGCCGGGCCTACTGGTCCTACTGGATCATCAGGGGCGACTGGTCCTACGGGGGCAGTTGGTGGAACAGGCCCAACCGGTCCAACGGGTTCAGCCGGTGGAACTGGTCCGACTGGTCCTACTGGCCCAACTGGGCCTACGGGGCCTACGGGGCCTGCGGCAACTTACGATTCTGACTATGAGTGTCTAATTATAAGTGGATCATAAAAAGTATCAAAATTTATGGACGATAGCACCGCCGGGACAAGGTAAGTTAGAATATTGGTTATTTTTATCCTTTTCCGAAACTTACCTTGCTTGGCGGGGAGTGTCTAAACCTATGGTTGTGGAAATTGGAGTTAGAAACGGAAATCAAAGAATGTTTTATAAGGAATTGCTTAATGCAGATTATATTGGAATAGATACAAAGAGAATAGAAGGAAAGGATTATATTGTGGGAAACAGTAATAGGGTAGAAACTTTAGATATGCTTTTGTCCCGGCTTGAAGGTAGGAAAATAGATCTATTATTTATTGATGGGGACCATTCCTACGAAGCAGTAAAAAGAGATTGGAATTTATATAGTCCTTTGACTTCTTGTATTGTTGCTCTCCATGATATTTTATGGAAGCAATATGGAGTAAGAAGATTTTGGGCGGAGTTGTGTAAAAATAAACATCAGGTATTAGAATTTAAATGCCCTCAAAGAGAAAATCGAAATAAAGACGATGGGGTGGGGATAGTATTAAGATGAAAGCTGTTATTTGGGGTTATAAGTTTAGCGATATGAGGGAAAGTTGGCGGAAGCAAATTACATGGATGGTAAATTCCCTACAAAAGAATGGAGTAATAGTGAGGCCACATTCTAATTTTAAATGCAAGGGATTGAATCTTCCCTTATATGATTTTGCTAAGGATCACGATGCTGATATTTGTATTTATAATCATGCGGATATTTCTTGTCTAATAGGAGATGTATTAAAAGTGAAAAGAAATTGGTTCTTTAAGCCGACTGCCCCAGATGAGTTTCATACTACTTTAGATGAACTTGGTTATGGTCCTTATTCTTCTATAACTTATAAAAAACCGGATTTTGAAAATGTAGCTGAGGATGAAGTAAAATGGTTTTTCGATACAAAGGTAAAAAGGTGGCTTGATACAAAAATTACTAAATGGGGAAATAGATTTAAAAATGAAACGCAGGAAATAGAAGAAAGGGATTATCACCTTGTATTAGGGCAATGTGGTGGTGATGAAGTTGTAACCCGGCATGACTTCGGACATTATTTTACCAAGTTGGAACAGATCATAAGAGAACTGGTAAGGATTGATAGTAAAAGATGGATCATAGTTAAATTACATCCTTATACAGATGGAAAAGATGTAACTACTACCACCTTTTCAGAAGGATTAAAACACAGGCTTGAAGTTATGGGGCCTGCGGTCAAGGTATTTATTGGAAAAAGTAATATTCATAATTTTATTAAGAATGCTTATTGTGTGTATCTTGCTAATTCGGGAGCAGGGTTTGAAGCAATGATGCACCACAAGCCAATAATAGCTTGGGGCTTCCCAGAATATCATTGGGTTACTTATGATTTGAGACACTTGGCAGATTTGAATGAAGCTATTAAATTAAAATGGTTCGATAAATATAAACAGGATAAATTCTTATATTGGTATATGGAAAAATATTGTTTTTATAATCAGAAAACAGCCGATAGGCGAGTAAAGGAACTTTTAGAAAATGACGGATTATAAAGTTGCAGTATTATCACAACATGTATGGCAACCACCGGTCTTAGACAAGGATTTAAATGATCCACCCGGCGGAGAATCCAAAGGCGACAGATATATAGTCGGAGATAGTGCCATTAATGCTTGGAGTGGAGAAGATGAGAATATCGCAACATATAACGGTTCTGGTTGGGATTTTACTGCTGTTAAAGAAGGAATGATTTGTTATGTTGCGGATGAGAATGAAGTTTATTGGTTTATTGCGGCATGGACTAAAGTTACAATAGATGTAGAAGTAACAGTTATTTCTTCCTCACGAAATTTAGCCGCCGCTACTGGAGATGTAGCATATAATGGACTTGGATTTAAGCCAAGAGGAGTGATAGCTTTTGCCCAAGTGGATGTTACGGTTAATTCGAGTTTTGGTATGGCGGCAGAGGGTTCTACTGATGGGTCTATAAGAATGCTTTTTACTGGTAATTGGTTTAACGGAAATTCATTAATAAATTTTCAAGTCATTTTGGGGGGCACTCAGGATGCAGTAGTTAAAACTTGGGATGTAGACGGATTTACTTTGACTTGGACAAAAGGTGGTTCGCCTACAGGAACGGCTAACTTAAAGTTTTTCTGTATAGGATAAGGAATAAAAAATGCAAAAAATATATTACGATAAAATTAATAACAAAGAAATGATTGATATTACAGGTAAAAAAACATTAGAGCAAATAAAAAATGAATATGGAGAAAGTAATTACCAAGAATTAATTATAGATGAAAATATAGAAGGTTATCGTATTACAGATAAAACATTAGAAAAATATGATTTAGAAGCAGAAAGACAGGCAGAATTAGCAGAACGGGAAGCAGAAAAACAGGTATTAATACAAAAAGAAACAGCATTGAAAACAAAATTAGGCCTTACAACTGAAGAATTTGAAGATTTTAAAAAAATAATAAAAAAATTATAAAGCAGGGGAGATAAAATGCCTAATCTAATAAAATTAATTGTTGAGAAGATTAACGAAGGGCCGGGATTAAAAAAACAGATCGTTTCATTACAACATGATTTGGATATTTTAATATCCGGGGCAATCGAAACAACCGGTTATACCGGGAATAATTATGCGACAGCAAGTGCCGCAATCAAAGAACTGGCCAAAAAGTATGATGGGAGTGCGGAGTGGGGAAATCAGCAAGTCAGAAATATTATTGATTTAAGGGCGGCATTCACAATCGGACAGGGAGTTAAACTTGTATTAAAAGAAAAAGAGAAAACTACTAGGGAACTCGAATATATTCAGGCGTTTGTTGATCGGAATGATTTAGATGAGGAGATGCCACAGGAATTCGCAAAAGAGGCGGAAATTGAAGGAAGGTTCCTTTGCAGACTGATACCTAATAAGGAAACGAAGGAAATAGATCTAAGATGGATTTCTTATACTACAAATGGTTATGCGGTAAAAACAAATGCCGAGGATTACAAGGAATATGAGCAAGTTTCTTATCGCAAATCAAAACAAGGGAATGAAGTAATACTCGAAAAAGATGAGTTTATTTATAAAAGATTTTCAGGAAGAATAAATAAGGTTAACGATATAAGGCCCAAAGTGGCAATGGTATTAAGACACCTTGAAGATTTAGATAAGGCTTTATGGGATTGGAGAAAAATCAATCATCTTTTTGCAGGCCCTACTCCTTATTTTAAATGTGAAAGTGCGGATGAAGCCAAGAAACTATATGAAAAATTACAATCGATAAATTGGAAGATTGGAAAATTGTTGGTTACAACTGCCACTTATGAATTGAAGGGATTGAGTGGTGGAGGAACAGATGCACTTGATAAAGAAATTATTTCTTTAGCGAAAATCATATCAGGGGCGACAGGAATACCGGTTCACTTCTTGGGGTTGCCCGAACTGATGAGTAACAGGGCAGTTTCGACGGATCTGTTTGAACTGATAGTTGCTTCAACAAATAAAGAGAGGCATATTTGGATCGGATGTTATGAGGAGATATTTCGCAAAGTCCTTATTATGGCAAATGAGAAGTTTAATGGGGGATTTAATCCTAATGCTATTGGGGTGGAAATTCCTTATATTACTGCACAGAAAATCAAGGAATTAGTTGATGTTTGGATGCCTCTATTTCAGGGAGGGGTAATTGATTTAGACTTAATGCTTTCTATGGTTCCGAATGCAGATGCAGATAAGATTAAAAAGGCACAGAAGGAAAGTGCATTGAAAGAATTAGAAAGTTTAAAGGAAAGAGAAAAAGAGAGAGAGGAAGAAGATCGAAGGAGAGAAACAGAAGCGGCACTTAAAGGAGGAAGCAAGGAAAAAGACGAGGAACAGGAATGACACAGGCAGAAAAAATACTAAAAGTGATTAAGGAATTATGTAAAGAAAGTGGTGGAGGATATTATTCAGATAGCGAATTTTGTGTTGTTATAGATGCTTATCTTAACAAAGAAGAATTATTAAAGAAATTAAATGAGGAGAACTTCAATGAGTAAATTCTATATAAAGGCACAGTTACAAAGTATGTCAAAAGAAGAAATGTTTAATATGATTCCTCCGGACACATTAAAAAGATTAAAGGCCGGGGATGAAAACCCGATGATTAAAGTTTTTGCAGTAGGCCACGAAGGAGATGCGGATGGCCGGTTGATCGGTATCGGAAGAAAAATCATCCAGTATTTCAGGGATGCTATTCTTCAGTTATCAAATAAAATAAAAATGGGATTGCAAATTTTTCATGACCATGCCGTAGACAATCTCCATACCGGCAGGGAACAGATAGGGGAAGTTGTCGGGAAAGCACTCCAAAATATCGGAGGCAAGTTATTTAGTCTTGCCGCTGTTTACATATATCCTCAATACCGGAATCTGCCTTTGGATATAGCTTCAATCGAAGCGAATATAACTTATCAAGAAAAAAATGAAGGGAAGGCAGAAGCATTAAGTGTAGATGAGGTAACGGGAATAGCTTTGGGTAATTCAAAAGTGAGTAAACCGGGCTTCCCGGGAGCAACATTACTTGGCACAGTCCAAGCGTTCACCCAAAAAAAGAAAGGGAGGGTTCAAGACATGACTATTCAAGAAATTATAAGTGCGATAAAAGAGGGCAAATTTAAAATTACAGATGTTTTCTCCGAGGAAGAAATCAAGGAAAGTGATCCGTCAAAAAAAGCGAAACAAACTGAATATGAACATGCAAAAAGAATTGAGAAGTCATTAGGAGAAGAAAGAGAAAAGGTTCTTGATTTACATAAAGAAGTTGATGAGTTAAAGGGTAAAAATAAAAATCTTAATGAATCGGCTAATTCTTCTAAGGTTAGCAGTTTATTCGAGGAAGCAGTTAAAGAAAGGAAATTAAACGAAAAGCAGAAAAATTTCATTTCAAGAAATCTAAAAACATTTAAGTCCGGAGAAGATAAAGAAAAAGTTAAGGAAGATTTTGATAGATTTCTGGATGCACAGATAAAAGAATTTGATGATACCAAGAAGATCATCATGGGACAAGAAGATGCAGATGATACTAAGAATAAAGGAGTGGGTTCAGGGGATGGAAAAGAATTAGAATCACAAGAAGAATATGAAGAGCCTGAAAAGAATGATTTCATTCCCGGAAGTGGAGAGAAGAAGAAAGAAGAATAAATTTACAAGGTAAAACTTGAGATCACTACTCCGAGATGGAGAAGAAAAAAATAATTAGAAAGGAGAATTACCATGACAGCAACTGCTTTAAAATTGAGAAGTAATATTTGGGCTTCTGTTGTAGTAACATTAGCCGCTACTAAACTTGCCGGTGCTTTGGATCTGATTGAAGGCTTAGTAGGACTTTACATGGAGGGCGGAGTTTCTACCGATGAAGTAGCTTTTCTGTATTCATGTGAAAAGATTGTTGTTACTAAGACAGCATCGTCCGGTATTACCTTTGCGAAGGGCGAGAAGGTTTATTTTGACGATTCAGCGAAGGCAGTAACAAACAGTAGTGGTGGAAACACGCTTTGCGGTCGAGCATTAGAAGTATCGACTGCCGCCGATACTGAAGTTTTAATTGACTTGAAAGGCAATGTAGCCGCCTAAAAGAGATTACCGTTTATAAAACGGAGATGAAAATTAATTGAGTAATTAGAATGGAGGAGAAAAATGAAAGGGAAAATTATTAAAGATTGGTCTAAAGTGGATTTCTCTAATAAGGAAGATGTAAAGAAAATGATTGGAGCAATAAATCATTTCTTTAAAGAACCGGATAGAGATCCCAAGTTGAAAGCGGCTTTACAGGCTTTTGCAACGAAGGGTGATTTTCCGGCAGAGATTCTTTCTGTTTTAGAGAAGTTTCATGCAATCCCTGATTATGATTTGGGTTACGAGCAAGTTTTTGACATCAGGGATTTTACCGGAACGAACCAAAGTGGATTTTCGCTTTTGGATGTTACAAGTGGTTTGACTTTTGCTAAAGTTCCTTCCGGAGGTAAAGCAAAGGTATTCAAGTTTTCGGGATCGAAAACTAATGTTACCTTTGATCGGTATGGTGGAGGTTTACAATGGGATAGAACTCTGATTGACGATAAGCAGTATTGGACATTGGAAGATAATGCGATTGCGTTTAGAAATAAGGCTTATTCGTCAAGGGCCACAGCATTTTATGCCCTGATTGCGGCTTTAGCGTCAGGTTATAATGTGGCTTGGGCGGCTCCAACACCTTCAGCGTTAGCGACTACCGATGCTCAATATACTGCTTCCAGAGATGCGAATACGATTGAAGCGGCTTGTCAAGCGATTCTTGTCGCATTGAAGGATTCGGGTATGGGGGTTACTGCTAATAGTCCGTTTGTTTTGGTAGCACCGGTTCAATTGAGAGCAAGAATACAAGCGGCTATAACAAAGTTAAATCAGCCAGTTGCCGGTTCAACTAAGCAGATAACCTATAATGTAAGACCAGTTTATACTTTGATGTTTGCTCTTGCCACCAGTTATTATGTAACTCTTCCGAAGAAGAAGATGAAAGGTGGATATAGACAGGACCTTACATTATTTAGTCAGTTTGACATTTTAGCTTATGCGGATACTGTCGCAGGGTGGATGAGATATGGTGGTGCTATTGGAGATTCAGACCAACTGCGTAGATGTGCGATAGCTTAACCCTTAGCCATAAGTGAATTTTACTTCGGGGAAAGGGAGAGATTCCTTTTCCCCGGGGAATTTAACTAAAGGAGAGGCTAATGGGCGAAGCAGTTTTAATGTCAGATTTGCACAAGAGTAAAAATAAAGAGATTCTCTCTAAATCTTTACATGGAGGTTTTTCTCCGCCTACCCGGCCATTGCTTTCTAATTTTCTTCCTGATGGTGCTTGGAAAGGCAGAAGATGTTTTATTGTTGGTGGAGGCCCAAGTCTAAGGGGTTTCGATTTCTCCCAACTTAAAGGCGAACTTGTAATTGCAGTAAACAGGGCCTTTGAAAAGGTTGATGCGGCTGTTATGATTTCGCAAGATGAACGACTTTGGGGATGGATTGAGACCGGAGAATTGGGAGAAGAAAGTAAAAAAAGATTTGATGCTTTCAAAGGTTTAAAAGTTTGGTTAAATCTTCATGGTTTTCCTTTTCCAGAAGATATTTGTATTTTAGAATCGACAAAAAAAAGGGAGATGTGTTTTTCCTGTCAAGATGGCCTACCGAGTGCAAGTAATTCCGGATTAAATGCATTATGTTTAGCTGTATGTTTAGGGGCTAGTCCTATTTATCTTTTAGGTTTTGATATGAAAGGAGAAAAAGGAAAGGCGGCTTGGTGGCATGACGGTTATATTGGGGATAAGTGGCATGATGAAAGTATTTATAAAAGTGCAATGATACCAAATTTCGAACTTTTTGCCCCGGCCATAAAGGCAGAAAGATTCAGAGTAATAAATCTTAATCCCGATAGTGCATTGAGGTGTTTTGAGATTGGCGAATTTAAGGATATAAAGAAAAGAGAACGACCTTTAATAACCGGGTGTTATACCAAAGATACAGAATACGAAGGAGAAATTAAACGATTAGAAAAATCGCTTGTCAGATTTGGACTGGAATATTATTTTGAAGCAGTTGAGAATTTGGGTAATTGGCGTAAAAATATTCATCAGAAAGTAAAGTTTGTCCAAAGATGCCTTGATAAATTCGAGTGCGATATAATTCAGATGGATAGTGATACCGAAATAAAGAAGTTTCCTGAATTATTTGACCAATTTCAGGAATATGATATTGCTATTTATATAAAGGAATTTGAAAGTTTCACACATGAAGGAAAACGGCTTACTATAACCGATCTCACTAATGTATCGGTAGTATATTTCAAGAACAATGCAAAAGTAAAAAGATTTGTGGAGGCATGGGTAAAAAGAGATGCCACTTTGGAAGATCATATTGACGATATATCTTTTGGCGAAACATTAAAAGAATTTAAGGATTTAAAAGTATTGAGGCTTCCTCATACTTACTGCCATATATTCAGTCGAAGGATTAAAGAAGCCCCTGTTATTGAATTACATCAAGCAAGTAGGAGATTAAAGGAATCCATAGAATTTGATAATGTTAAAACTAAGCAACCTATTTTTGTTGCCTTTTATACAAAAGATACTGGATATGAAGAAGAAATAAAAAAGCTAATAGGTGATTTTAAAAGGTTTAAACTTGAATATGAAATTGAGGAGATTGAAAATTTAGGTGAATGGCAAAGGAATGTAAAATATAAGGCTGTTCTTATGAAAAAAATCTTAAATAAATATCCGGATAGGAATTTAGTCTATCTTGATTCCGATACACGAATATGGAAAGTGCCGGTTTTATTCTCAAACCTCGACGCTGATATTGCCATGCATTATATTGATTGGAGTAAATATAAAGAAAGTTTATCTTCTCATCTGCAACTTAATGGGGCAGTAGTATATTTAGCGAATAACGCAAAGGTCCGGAATTTTTTAGATATATGGATTCATAGGAATAAGATGAATCCGGATATGACGGATCAGAAGATTTTGGAAGAATTATTAGGACAGAGAACAGAAGAAATTAACATGTATAATTTGCCACCTGAATATTGCAAGATATTCGATTTGATGGTTGAAGTAACAGATCCCGTTATCGAACAATATCAGGCAAGCCGAAAATTCAAAGAAGTAATTAATTGCCCGGAAGATATTAGGGAAGTAGAAGAAGCTGAAAGAGAGAAATACAGAAGTGCTTGGGAATGTGGGGCTGAAACTGCTTCAATAAATTCAAAAAGAATTGTTAATTATATTAAACATCAGAAATTCCCTCTCCGTTGGGAGATGATTGAATTCGGTTGTGGAACTGGTTTTGCTGTTAGAAGATTGAGGGAGGCCGGCTTGAAAGTTATAGGAAGTGATATTACTTTAGAAGCAGTCGGTGAAGATAAGGAAGGCTTTCTTGAAACTCCGTTATGGAGAATGCCTTTTAAAAACAGTCAATTCGATTTTTCTTTTTCTGCTGATGTATTAGAACATATTCCGCCGGAAATGGTTGATGCGACAATAAAAGAAATTTATCGGGTAACAAAATGGAAAACTTTTCATGCTATTGCACCATTTGAACATTGTAATATGGGTTATGTATTTCACCCATCAGCACATCCAATCGAATGGTGGGAAGCGAAGTTTAAGGAAATAAAAAATAAAAAGTTAGATGTAGGAATTATGCATCGTTCCCAATTAAGTCAATATGGAGAATGGGGAACAACAGTTGGGGTAGAAGATTTAAAAAAGTTTTTAAATTTTAAGAAGATTGCAATTATCGGTAACGCCCAAAGCATGCTTGAAAAAGAACACCCGGAAATTGATAGATTTAGTCTTGTTATAAGAATGAATAAAGGCTTTCCGCAGGGTAAGGAAAAATATGTTGGTTCACGAACAGATATGTTGGCTGTTGGTGTTTCTCCCGGCATGAAAGAAATAAATGAAAAGTTTAATCCGAAGTGTTTTGTTTGGATAAATGTCAAAGGGAATAATCCTCCACCAGTAGGAGTGAATGGTTTTTATCTTTATCCCCAAGAATACTGGGAAGATTTATGTCGCATACTTGGATCTCCTCCTTCTACCGGTTGCATGATAATTGATTTGATTCTGAATAGATGTGGGTTTGATCCTGAACAAGTTACACTATACGGATTCGATTTCTGGAAGTCAGAAACTTGGTATCATCTTGAAAAAAGGTATTTTCCTGATCACCCCCATAGTCCGGGAAAAGAGAAGGAATACATTACGAATTTATTCAAAGGTAAAATCCGAAAGGAGTAACAAATGGCTATAACCGTCGGAACTAATAGTTGGACAACCTTGGCGGAAGCGGAAACTTATTTTAATGAAAGAATCGGAACATTCGACCATTGGGGTGATAGCTTATTAGATTCGGATAAAAAGTCGTCTTTAATCACAGCATATAAGCAGTTGACTAATTGTGGCTTGTTTTCATTCCCGGCGATTACAACTCAAAAGATGAAAGATGCACAATACGAACAGGCATTGTTTCTCATCATTCACATAGAGGATATGGATCGGAGAATGGGTTTGCAGGCCCAAGGAGTGAAAGCGGCCGGAATTGTCAAAGAAACATATAAGGATAAGGCCGGGGAAAAGATTGCAATAGCCCCTCTTGTTATGCAATTATTAAGTGATTTGAAAACAGAACAGAATCTATATGCGATTGATTTAGAACGAGATGAAAGTGAAGATGTTATATAGAAATAAGGATGTTATCTTATTTCTTTGAGGAGGTGAGAATATTGGGAAAAACGGTAAGAGGTCAAAGAGACGGAACGGGACCACATAAAGATTCTTATAGAAATCAACACGAAGATAAGTCTTTTGGCAGAAGATTAGAGAGAGGAGAAAAATGTCCTAAAGTGAAAGGGAAATAAATGGATATATCAGTTGAATTATCTAATGGTTGGATAAACGGGGATTTGATTAAAAAGAATCCCAAGACTTGTTGGGTTAGATTGCCCGGCGGAAATACGATCAAGAGAAGATATAGGCAAACCAAGAATCAATTAGAGGAATTTGCAGGGGTATTAGAGGTTCAAGAGAAAAAGCCGGGTTTTTGGAGAAAAGCGATAAATTGGCTTAAAACTCTGCTTTTGAGACTACAAGGATAGCTTACAAATGAATATTATATAGGAAGTAAGGGTATGCTATGGCCTTCAAGGAATTAAGGGGATTAGAGAAGGAATTATACTTAAAAACTAAGATAGAGGAATTGACAAGGCTATATCGCAGAACACAGAAGGACCTTAGCCGGCATCTTAGGGAAATTGATATTACTGTTTTTCAGCGATACCGAACAGAAGCGATATTGAAGCAAGTTAATGAAGGGATAAAAGTGCTGAATGGTGGTTGCTATAAATGGGCGAAAAAGACAATCCCCTACGGATATGAAAGAGGTATTGATATGGCGGCAGAAAGATTGAAGGCATTGAATGTTACAAGATTTGTAAAATATGATGCCAAGATTCATTCATCTGCGGCTAGTGTTTTAATAGATGATGTAACAATTGATTTAATTACAGCTAATCAAAGTATGAAGAACGGGGTTCATAGATATATTAGAATGACACAACAAAGGATTTTAGAAGATAAGGAAATATCAAGACTTATAGCAGAAGGAGTAATTAAAGGCGAGGCCCGGCGAACAGTAAGTGATGAAATGTTAAGTCAGTTGAGAAGGCAAATGGGAAACGAACAATTTATAAATATCAAGGGAAGAAACTACCGGCCTGATAAATATTCTGAATTGGTAGCAAGAACCCGGGCTAGAGAGGCAACTGCACAGGGAAGTATTAATACAGCACTTCATTATGGAGTTGATCTTTGCCAAATTGATGTTCATGCCGGGGCTTGTGGATATTGTCAGCAATTTATGGGAAGGATTTATTCGATAAGTGGAAGTCATACAGATTTCCCGATGCTTCTCGAGAGGCCGCCTTTCCACCCTAATTGTGAATGTAATATCTTACCGATAACAAGAGAGAGTATTGAAGAAAGAGGATATTACGATAGCATGGTTAAACTAAGTAATTCTCCGATGACAAAGATAGATTCATTCAGCCGGTTCGAGGAACTGGTGGGGGCATTATAATGATTAAAGCATATTTAACAGATACTATAATAATCAAAACAATCACCTACGATAAATGGGGCGAAGGTTCGGAAGAAACAGAAACTATAAAAGGTCGAATAGAATATAAAACCAAAATGGTAAGAAATGAAAAAGGGGAGCAAGTAGTTTCATCAGCCCGGGTGATGTTAGAAAGCCGAACATTAGGTCATAAGGATAAAATAAATTTTGATTCAACGGATCATGCCATTTTAAATATAGCTAAAATAAAAGATTTTAATAATCAACATATTGAGGTAGATGTAACATGAGTATATCATTAAACCTTACAGATTTTTATAAGAAGTTTAATCGGATCACAAAAAAGGCTATCCCGGAAGTAGTAGAAAAAGGATTGGGGAAAGCCGGCTTGCAGTTACTTGCTGATTCAATTCTGCAAAGGCCAACTGCACCGATTAAGGAAGGGTGGCTTAGAGGATCGGGAAGTGTTTTCGTTAATAATAAATGTATAGGAGAATCGCCATCAGGAAGAAAAGGAAAAGCGAATAAGAATCATAACGAATCTATAAAGCCAAGAGAAATGGTGGGTGTAGTAGGATTCAATGTGCCTTATGCCGCAAGGCTTCATGAAGGAGAACAGTTGAAGTTTCGAGAACCTTCTTCAGGGCCTAAATTCCTTGAGTCAAAAATGGCAAGAAATAAGAATGTTTATTTTAAAATAATTGCAAATGTTATTAAGGGTGGAAGATGATAAAAGAAATTGCTCAATATATAGAGAATGAAACTGGTTTTACAATAGGAACGGATTTATTCGTTGGACACAGACTCTCAACCTCTCCGGATGAATGTATAGTTGTATTAGAGAATGCCGGGGGCAAACCGGATTTTGATTTACCGGATAAGGTGGAAAAAGCAATACAAATTATTTCTCGGGCGGCAACATATTTTACAGCCCGGGAGAATGCGTATACAGTTTACGATTTACTTCATGGTAAGTCGGGAATTACCTTACCCATAGTGGTGGGGAGTGATGAATTTGTAGCGATGGTTATTGAAGGAATGAATGTTCCTCAAACAATAGGTCAAGATGATAAAAGTTTGTGGGAATTTTCAACTAATTTTATTTTTAGGATGAGAGATGCCTAAAATAAAAATATGAAAGAGAGGGGGAATAAAAATGTCTGGAATAGTAAAAGATTTAGGACCTTGTCAAGTTTGGTTTAATTCAGCAAGTGTAGGAAAGACTTTCGGAGATGTAATATTCAGAGATACAGGAGAAAGTCGCCCTGTGCATGAGGATGAAAAGGGTGTAACACCAGTTGATAGTATTAGGGTTGGCAGAAATGTTGAAGTGGAAGTGCCTATGACTAGACAAAGTTTGGCAGAATTAGCAATAGTTATTCCGGGGGCTTCAGTAGACGGAACTCTAATGGATGTAGATAATCAAGTTGGAGTTTCAAGATATGATGCGGCTTTGGAATTGATTATTAAACCAATTGTAGATAATGTAGTAAGTGCGTCTATTAATTGGTTGACGATTTCTTTAGCTTCACCGGAGATCGATGCCGAAGTTGTTTATAACAACGAAGGACAGAGAGTTTTCAAAGTTATTTTTAAGGCATTCCCAGATCCGACAACTGGTAAGATTTATAGTATCGGTTCAGCATAAAAATTTTAGCCGACGGGAGGTGAACTATAAATGTCTAAATACAATGCCGATGAAGAATCTTTATTTGAGCCTTTAGAGATTGTTTTAGAAGGAAAAAAACATACCATCAATAAAATCACCAATAAGATGATGGATGAAGTAATGGAGATTGGGAAAAAGAAAGATGATATGAATATCCTTTTGAAGCAAGTAGCAGTTTTCTTAGGTGGTAAACCAGAGGACTATGAAAATATCGACATAAGAAAAATAGGGGCAGTCCTAAGATTCATCACCGATTCTTATACTCAGCAGATAGGGACAAAAGGAAAAAACGCCTAAGGGGGAAAGCAGAACAGATGGCAGTTATTGCAACTGCTTTTCCCGGGCTTTTTAATTATAAATTTCTGTTGAATTTAGATTATAGGGATTTTCTTTTCTGGTTTAGGGAAGCATTGAAAAAGAATATTTTGGATCACATTGGTCAAATTCAGGCAGTTAGAATTGCTATGTCCACAAACGAAGGGTATAGCAGAACTATATCTGAATTACGAATGCATTTACGAACATTAGATATTGGTAAAGAAAAGGCAGTTAAAGAAAGTTGGGAAAGTTTAAAACAGATGGAGTAAAAAATGTTTAACGCAGGTGCGATTGTTGGAAAATTAAAATTAGATAAAGGCAAATGGGATTCCTCTATAAAAGGGGCAAGCCGGGGCCTTATTGGTCTTAGAAATAAGTCAGCCGCTTTCGGTCAGGCCCTTAGAAGTCATTGGATTGCGATAACAGCCGCAGTAATAGGGACTGTAATGGCTCTCAAAAAAATTGGGGATCTCTATAAGGGAATTCTTAAAGTAACTTCTACCGTAGAGCAATTTCAAGTTAGATTAGATTCTCTCTTAGGTAGTGCCAAAGAAGGTAATAAAGTTTTTAAAGAAATGGCGGAGTTAGCCGGGAGAGTGCCAAAGACCTATGAGGAAATTATGGCGGCGGCTACGGATCTATCCGGTGTTTTCCGAGATGGAAGTGAAGAAATAAAAAAGATAATGCCTATCATAGTTGATATCTCGGCAGGAACAGGAATGGCGGTTCGAGAAGTTACTTCCCAGATAATCAGAATGTATTCAGCCGGTGCGGCGGCGGCTGATATGTTTAGAGAAAGAGGTGTTTTGGCGGCCTTGGGATTTCAGGCCGGAGTATCTTATACAGCCAAACAAACGATGGATCAGGTTACAGGAATTTGGGAATCAGGAGTTGGAAAGTATGTAGGGGCTTCCCTAAAGTTAGCCGACACTTGGGAAGGTGCTATGTCGATGATGGGTGATGCTTGGTTTAATTTTAAAAGGGCAATCGGGGAAAAGTTTTTTGAAGCAATCAAATCTGACATAAACGCAATCCTTGAATTGATAAGAATAAGCAAACAAGAAACTGGTAAATATGTAGAGGTAACCGAAAAATTAAAAGATGCTTTATTAGAAGGGTATAAAACTGGAATAGACTTTGCAGTATCTATGATTGCCATGATGGGGCAAGTTATAGATGCTTGGAATGAATTTAGACGGGTAACAAATTTAGCTCATCTCGGATTATTAAAAATTGAACGAACAGTAGAAACTTTTTCTTTTATAGAAAGATTTAAACAATTTTTGGACTTTGGTGATGCAAGTAAATCAATAGATGAAATAACAGAAAAAATTGATGGTTTAGCACGCCAATCAGTTAAGTTAGGAGAAAGAGCAGATGCTGATTGGTCTGAAAGAATAAAAGAAGGTATTGAAAGTGTAAAACAGGCCTTAGACGAATTAAAATCAAAACAAGCAGAAGTAACGGAAGAAATAAGCGAGAAGGTTGTAGCGGAAGAAGTAAAGACATCAGCCGCAGTATTAAAAATAAGACAGACTTTTACTGATAGATTATTTGAGTTAACTCATAGTGAGTTTGAATACAAGAAGAAAAAATTAGAAGAATTAAAACAGAAGTATTTAGAGGCCGGTATTTCAATAGTAGATATTACTAAATGGTGGACTAAGGAAATAGAAGAAATACAGAAAAAAACAGTAGAAAAAAGCAAAAATTGGTTCGAGCAGATGACTGATAGTTTTGATGTGATGGAAGAAGCCGGTAAGAATTGTTTTAATGCAATGGCAAATGCTTTTAGCGATTTCTTTATTGATGTTATAGAAGGGGAATTGAAAAGTTTAGGGGATTATTTAGATAGTTTCTTTAATGCTGTTTTAAGGGCCTTGGCCCAAGTGTTAGCCCAGATAATAGCGGTAAGGATATGGAGTGCTTTCTTGGGAATAGGGGCGGCAGGGGCGAAGGTTACGGCAACCGGTGCACTTTCAGCTACGCCGACAGCCCAAGAGGGGACTCCGTATGTTCCTTATACCGGATTTTTTAAACTTCATGAAGGGGAAAAGGTAACCCCTAAATATGCCGCAGGGAGAGAAGAAGCATTACCACTAACTATTTATAATCTGATTACCCCGGAAGCTGTTGCACAAGCAATGTCGGGTAGAGAAGGGAAAAATGTAATTGTGAATGTGATAGACACCAATTCATTACGGGGTGGATCAATTAGGAAAGCAATACAAAGGGGATAAAAATGTCTGATTTTGCTTTAGCAAGAGAAAGTATAGAAGAAGTTTTAGATTTCCCTGTTCAAATTTCTCAGTTTGAGAATAGGGCGGAACAACGAAGATTGAAGTTCGATAAAAAGATTGCCGCATTTAAGATCGTAACACCATTTTTAATAAAGACTCAGATGCAAACATATAGGGCTTTTTTAATATCCAAATACGGGCCTTTAACTGAATTCACTTTTACAAGTCCATTTGACGATATTGAATATACAGTAAGATTTGTGCCTAATTCTTTTAAGACTATTTATAAGCAGGGAGTTTTTCAATGCGAGTTTGAATTCGAGGTATTAGACGAATGAGAGATATAGACAGCACTTTTAAAGAACAGAAAAATAAAGAGACTAATAAGCCGGTAAGGTTATATACAATTTACGATTATGATGGGGCTGGCACTAATCTTTATCTTGCTGAGTTTGAAAGAAATTTGACTTATGATGGACAGGAATATGTGAAATTCCCTGTTTCTTTTGAAACTATTGGGGAAAACACAAGAGGGGAAATAGATGCAATCAAATTGACTTTAAGTAATGTATCGAGGCTGATTCAGGGATATTTAGAAACCTATAATTTAAGGGATAAAAAAGTTTCTATAAAGTCAGTATGGTTGGATCATCTTGATGATACGGATGCTTATCTCGAAGATATTTTCTATATAGATAATTATACCGCAGATCAATTCAATGTGGTTTTCACATTATTAAGTAAATATGATGTGTTGGATTTGAATTTACCGTCGGAGAGATATTCAAGAAATTATTGCCGATATAAACTATTCAAGGGAACAGAATGCGGATATTCCGGGGCAGAAACCACATGTAATAGGACCTTACAGAGATGTAGGGAAATAGGAAATACTGGAAGGTTCGGTGGTTTTCCTTCCATTCCACAAAGAAGGCTAATAGTCGGATGACAGAGAAAGAACTGATTGAAAAATATCTGGGAACACCATATCATCATAGAGGCAGGGATCTAACCGGTTTGGATTGTTGGGGATTGATAATAAACATATATAAGAATCTGGGTATAGAGGTTCTGGATTTAGATAGTTATGAAAAAGAATGGCCAAAACAAGGGGCGAATCTTTTTGTTGAAAACTATTATTCTAAATGGAAAAAACAAAAAGAGCCTAAATTCTTGGATGTTCTTTTATTTACAAATTCAAAGAATGTGATTTTCCATGCAGGTATTTATTTAAGTGCAGGAAGATTCATTCATGTTTGCGAAGTGCCGGGAGTGGTTGTTACGAATTTAGATATAGGCAAATGGGGGAAAATGCTAGAAGGATTTCATAGATATGATAACAGTTAAATATATTCCTAATATATTAGATAAAAATAACCGGGTAGAGAAGCAGTTAAAATATTCAAGAAGGAAACTGCTTAGGGCTTTTCTCGATGAGACTGGTTTTGCCTATGGAGATAAAAGAATAATTATATCCGGAAAGGTAGAAGAAGATTTATCAAAATTTATTGAAAATGGAGATGAAATTTTAATTGTCCCGGATATTACCGCCCCTGTTTTCGCAGTTGTGGCCCTTGTGTTAACGACGGTAGCAAAACTTGGCTTTTTAACAATCGCATTAGGGATTGTTGCGGCGGTAACTGCTGTGGCGGCTCGGAAGGTAACTCCACCGGCCCTTGCTAACATAGTAGCTCAACCGAGGATGCCAAGTTTTGGAATAAGTGGGGGTGGATCAATAAGAAGTGGAAGCGGTTCAAGTGGAGGAATAGATACAAGTTCTCCGACTTATGGATGGGAAGGGATCAGAACAGTTCAGGAAGTAGGATTGACTATTCCGGTTGTTTATGGCGAACATAAAGTCGGTGGAAATATCATTAGTGCTTATATCAAAAGTAATGGCGATAAGAATTATTTGAATGTGCTTTTAGCATTAGGGCAGGGAGAAATTGAAAGTATAGATGGAATAAAAGCCAATGATAATCCGATCGCCAATTTTGATGGAATAACAACAACCAAAAAATATGGGACTACTGGACAATCTGTAATACCAAATTTTAATGATTCACATAATCTTTATACTGTAAGTGTATCTTTACCTCAAAATAATCCACATACCTATACAACATTTGATAGTGATGTCGAGGGATTTGATATTCTTTTACAATTACCTTCTGGGTTATTTCTACAAGAAGTAGATAGTGGGAAAATAAAATCTTGGAGTATTACATATAAAGTCGAATATAAGATTCATGGAAATGGCGGATGGGTTGATTTAGGTTCGACTACTATTACAGAAAAATCAAGATCAGTAATAAGAAGAATTTATAGTAAAAGAGGTTTAGCGGCGAATAAGTATGATGTAAAGGTAACCAAAACTTCTGCTGATAGTGATTTCAGGCATTATGGGGATTTGTCTTGGTCGCAGATAGATGAAATAAAGACAGATGATTATAGTTATCCTAATATAGCCTTATTATCAATCGAAGCCTTGGCAAGTGGACAGTTAAGTGGTGGAATACCTAATTTTACTTGCATTGAAAAAGGATTGAAAATCAGTATTCCGGATGTGAAGAATACCGGAGTGCCGGTTGATTGGGAAGATTATTATTGGGATCCTGTTGCGGAAAAATATAAATTATTCTCCGATGATACTGTATTGACTTGGGATGATGTAACTTATGTTACTAAGTATTGTGCGAATCCTATCTGGTGTATAAAAGATTTACAAGTAAATGACAGATATGGATTAGGTGAATTTATTGGCGAGTCAGCAATAAATGCTAATTTAACATTAGAACAGAGTAGGCATTGTGAGGAGAAAGTTTCTGATGGAAATGGTGGATATGAAAAAAGATTTAGATTAGATGTAGTTTTAGATGGGCCGGGAAAAGCCTTAGATGTTATTACTCAGTTGGCTTTAATATGTAGAGGACTAATTTTTTATTCAGCCGGAAAAGCAAATATCATAATTGACAAACCGGGAACCCCTACTCAATTATTCACTATGGGGAATATCATCAAGGATAGTTTTGTTCAGAATTGGAAATCTGTGAAGGATATTCCGAATGTTCTTGAAGTGCAGATTTTTAGATAAAGATAATGATTATAGACAGGAGGTAGTTTCTTATATAGATAGGGATTCTCTTATTGCCGGAAATCCAATGAGGAAGGCCCAGATTAAATTATTGACAACAAGAAAATCCCAAGCAATAAGGGAAGCAAGATATACCTTGAAAGCGGCCAAATATATAACCCGGACTATCGGCTTCAAGGCCGGGATCGATGCGATTGCTTGTCAAGCCGGGGAGTTGATTTCAGTTTCTCATGATGTTCCATTGTGGGGATATTCGGGAAGGGTAAAAACTGGATCGACTACTTCAAAGGTAATGGTAGATCAAGATTTAGTTGTGTCCCCAGATACAAATTATAGGGTAATGATTCAATTTAAGGATAATACAATGTCGGCAGTAAAGACAGTTACAAATGCACCCGGGGAACATAATGAAATTACTATTGATGGAACTTTCGCCCAAACCCCAAGCGAATACGATAAATATGTTTTTGGTGAAGTAGATAAGATAAAGAAAGATTTCAGGCTCGTATCAATGCTAAGAGATGATCGGGATGAAATCCAAATAGTGGCAGTCGAATATAATGAGGATGTTTATGACGATAGTGAAATCACAATACCAGAAAATAATTATTCTTTGTTGGATTTATCTATTATGAATGTAGAAAATTTAGTATTGACGGAAAGATTAGTTAAGATGCAAGACGGAACTATTGAAGATGCGATTGATGTATGGTTTGATATACCGGATTGGGATGCTCATAATTTTGTAAGGAGATTTTCAAAAGTAAGAATCTATCTTTCGGAAAATAATATTGACTGGACATTAAGAGGGGAAACTTTAACAAGGCATTATCCGATCATAGGGGATTTAAAGGATAAGACTGCTTATTATGTTAAGGTAGTAACAGTAACAGATGATTTAGCTGAAGGTTCTTTAACCAATTCACCGACGGGCAATATCACAATAGAGGGAAAATCCGCACCCCCTTCTGATGTATCTTCTTTCTTGATAAATCAAAATAGAGATAGATTAATATTCGGATGGACAGAAATAGAGGATGTTGATGTTTGGGGATATGAAATAAGGAAAGGAAGCACTTGGGATAACGGAATAAAAATAACTTTTGTGCAGGGGAATAGATATCTTACCACAGAACTTGAAGAAGCCGCCGATCAGCATTATTGGATTAAGGCGATTGATACAAGTAATAACTATTCGACTACTCCGACGGAAGCGGTGATCACAATAGATAATATCCCTTTTAGAAATTTAATTAAAGAATATTCAGAACAGACAGATTGGTTGGGGGAAAGGGCAGATACTTATAAAGATGGCAACAATTTAAAAGTAAGGGATCATCCGACTTGGGGAGAACTGGCTTCGGAAACTTGGGGAGATTTAGCCGCTTTGACTTGGGGAACTTTAGGCCCGGGAGTATTGACCGGGAAATATATCACATTAGTAAAGGATCTTACTTATGTATGCACAGTATATGTATATATAGAATTAGTTACTGCAATGTCAGGAGGAGGAGGAGAAAGATTTGATACTGATCCGAGTTCAAGATTTGATGATAGACCGACTTTAAGATTTATAGGAGATGAAACTATTGGGGCAACCGGTTTAGAAATAAAGACTTCCGATAATGGTGCTGATTGGACAGAATGGTTGGCTTATCAAATTGGGGATTACAAGTGCAGATATTACCAGTTGAGGTTGACTTTAACAAGAGATAGTTTAGATGATGACTTGTTATGTTCGAAATTCGATCATTTTGCCGACCTGCCGGATATAGATGAATATGGAGATAGTGCGGTTGCGGATGCAGGGGCAGGGAAAGGTATTACTTTTGAAAAGACTTTTCATGAAGAACCGGTTGTAAACATTAATATTGTTTCGGGTGATGGAATTTATTATAAAACTTCAAGCAAAGACACCGTCGGTATGACGGTAAAATTATATGATGCCGGGGGAGTGGCAAAAACGGGAGATTTTGAATATCACATTCATGGAATATAAAAAGGAGAGTAAAAGATGAACACTACAACTATTCTGGAATTAAAGAAACCGGAAAATGCAGATTCAGCCCTTGTTGGTGATCTAAACGATAATGCAGATAAGATCGATACACTAGCAAAAACAGATATTGAGTATGTCATTAATGGGGGTGGTGAGCCAATCACTACCGGGATAAAAGATGATTTGAGAATAGATTTTAACTGCACAATAAAAAAAGTAACATTAGTTGGTAGCCCAAGTGGAAGCATCGTAATAGATATATGGAAATGCACTTATGCAGATTTTGATGATTCAACACATCCTGTCGACGGAGATTCGATTACTGCCGCCGCACCGCCTACAATAAGTGGGGCTGTAAAGTCGGAAGATTCTACTATTTCCGGTTGGACTGTAGCAATTACCGCAGGAGATATTTTACGATTTAATGTAGATTCTTGTGCAACTATGGAAAAGGTAACAATTATTTTAACTGTCGAAAGGACAGGAGCATAATGTCAGTAGAACTTGATCTTATGGAATATGCCACAGATATATTAGCTCAGACGTCTTATGTGAGTATTGGGATAGGAAGTGAACTTCTCTCTAATGGGGATTTTGAAACTTGGACAGCAGGGGCAAATGATCCGCCTGATAATTGGACTATTTCAGGATTAGCAGATCCCGAAAGAGAAGGCACTATTGTGAAAGCAGATACTTATAGTATGAAAGTAATAAGGGGTGGTGGTGCTTCTTATATGACACAAACTCTTTCTTGGGATGTTGGATGGCAAGGAAAAGTAATGACTTTTAGTTGTTGGGTTTATGCGACAGCGGCCAGTAAGGCAAGGCTATCTCTATATGATGGAGTTGTAACTCTTTATAGTCCCTATCATACCGGGGATAGCACTTGGCAGTTATTAACTGTAATAATGACGATAGATGGGGCGGCTGATCAATTATTGTGCCATTGTAATATTGATGGTTCTGAATTTGATGCGGCTTATTTTGATGAGGCAAGTGTAAAGCAAACTGATTTACAATGCTATTCCGAATCTTCTATTAAACAGGAAGGTTCTTATTCATTAAAAGCAATAGCGAAGCAAACAGATTCCTTAAACGAAACCCTTATCCGAACAGTCGGGCCGACAATAGATCTGTCTGGATGTATATTAATTAAATTTTATGCTTATGCTTCAAGAACGGGAAGTAATTTTAAAATCAAGGTTCATGATGTAGGTGGAACGACTACGGAATATACAGTAATTATAAATTCGGGTGGAACTTGGGAACAAAAAGAAATAGATATATCGGCTGTGGCAAATGCTGACAAAGATGATATTGATCAGATAATAATTGAGATAATCAATGCTGATGCGGATAACACATTTTATCTTGACGATATATATGCAGAAAGAATAGGGGCGAGAAGTTTCGGAATAATCATAGGATAGCGAGGGGAATATGAAAAACTTAATTCCACATAAAATAGTAATTGACTTAGAAAAAGGGAATTTCAAGGATGGGATATTTTTATATCGGATAAAAGAAAAAGGGATCTTGGAAAAAGGATATAAAAGTATTGCGGTTAAAAATATTGGATTCAGCAAACCCCACATGAATGGAATCTTAAAAAAGATGAAGGATCATATAAAGAAAATAGAGAAATTGGATGGGGAAGAATAATGGAAAATGAGATGAGAAACTTATTAACTAAGCACCGGGAAGGGAAACTTATTTGTCAGAAGTGTTATAAGACGATTACGGATGTTGCTTTTATAGTAGTATGCGGACAGATAGTTTCGCCAATAAAGGTTGATTCGGGTGTATTATTTTCCTGCCCGGAACACGCAAAAAACTATTCAAAAGCAATTATAATGCATTCTATTTGTTGGATTCAGACTTTAAGGGAACATGGAACTGAATTATATGATATGAAAAAAGTAAAGGAAAAATATAATAAGGAGAAGAAAAATGGCATGGGTAAAAACAATTCCGACTGATGATGAATTGCTTATAAACTTTCCCGGTCAATGCCGGGCTAATTGGGATGCTTTAGAATTGGGAACTGATCTGGATTTACAGATAACTAATGCGAAAGTAAAAGCCGGGGCGGCGATTGACGCATCTAAATTAGATCTATCTGCTGTTTATATCTGGGGGTGTTTCCCTTTTACTGTGGGAGGAACATTATCAACCGGAGTAAATAAAACTTGTGAACTTTTTGCTTCTTGCACTTTGACTATTGACAGGGTATATATCCATGTGAAAACAGCCCCGACGGGTGCAAGTATTATTGTTGATGTCAATAAGAATGGAACTACGATTTTCACCAATCAGGCTAACAGGCCTGAAATAGCGGCCGGAAGCACCGAGGACGAAAGCGGAGTCCCTGATATAACCGCCTTGGCTAAAGATGATGCTTTATCAATGGATATAGACCAGAAAGGAAGTGGAGATGCAGGGGCGGATTTAAGCGTATTTGTAAGATGTAAACAATTGGTGAGCTAATAAGAAAAGAATTGAAAAACTAAACAGGAGAAAATAATGCCATCGGTATCAACAACTCTTTATGAAGTTTTGGATGATGGGGCAATAAGGGATGCTGTGCAAGTGGTGGCGGCTTTTTCAAATCCCGCTATTTGGGGTAATAAGGAATTTTTACCATGTGGGAGAGATGATGGTCCTAATGAATGGCGAGGATATAAACATTTTAGTATTTCTTCTTTGTCTGGGAAAACAATCATTAGTGCTGTTCTTTATTTTTATTATGCCGATAAGGAATCTGGTTCGGGTGGTCCGCCTGACTTATATTTACGGGAAATAGAAGATTATGGAACTCTTGCTGTTGGAGATTGGACTCCAACTATAAGAACTGAATATAATATAATTCTTACTAATGCGACTGGTTTTGGGTGGATAAATAAGGATGTAAAAACAGCATTACAAAATGCGATAAATGCAAGTAAGACTGTTTTTGCTTTTATATTTATGCCGCTTGCCGGTGGCAATCTTGATTTTTATGCTTTAGCGGCTCGGAATGTAGTGGCTTATAAGGCTTATATTTCAGTAACTTATTGTAGCACACCGGCAACACCAACTCCTGCGACTGCTGAAATTATTGATGCGGAAAATATAAGAATAAACTGGACAGATAATTCGTCAGGGGAAAGTCAGGAAACGGAATTCAGGATTGAGAGAAAAGTAAATGCCGGTGCATATGCTTTATTAATAACCAGAAGTCCTGATGTTGTCGAATATATAGATAATACAGTAGTAGTAGGAAATAGTTATACATATCGGATTAGGGCCAGTAATCAAGCCGGGGATTCCGGGTGGGCTGAAACTGATACTGTTTCGCCAATCGCCGGTGGTATGCAAGGATATATGAATTGTTAGGAGGGGAAAATGGAAAAATATTATATAGTAGGAATCATTACTTTGATTGTTTTCCTGTTTAGTGTTTTGATGTTTTTGTGGAAACTATCTAAAGATATGAAAAAAATTCCCGAGGATGAAGCAGGCCATCGGAAAAGGATATTTATGAGATTTGATGAATATAAGGGAGAATCAGAAAATAAGTTTGTTCAAAAGGATGTTTGTAAAATCATCCATGATTTCACCAAGACGAATTTTGAAAGAATAGAAACAACCATGAAAGAAGGATTTAAAGCCATAGACGATAGAATAACAAATCTCAATAATCAATTAGTGGGTTGGATGAGAGAGAATGGAAAGGAAAAATGATTTATAATAGAGCATTAAAAAACATATTAAAGAAATATATAAAAGAAGAAGCGAAACTTATAAAATGCTATAATGAAATTATAAAGTGGGTAGAAATAATTATCAGAATTGCTTTTGGCCCAGAAAAGAAAGATAGGGAAAAAGATGAAAACATACAACAAAGTAAGTGAATATCCGGTATTGAATTCAGACTATCTAAAACCGGGTTTTTTTGTGGTTATTAAAAGGCCGGAGAAAAGCGGTTTTCTATATAACCAGATAGAAAAAGCACAACTGAAAGCCGGGTATAGTAAGGCGGCTTCTAAATATGTTCATGTCTCAATAATCGGTGTTGATTGTTATATTATAAATACTACTCCTCCAAGAACAAAAATAGCGGATCTGTTTGAAGTATATAAAGGAAGATATATTAAGATTTTAAAATATAAGGAATACAAAGAGAACGATCTTAAAGGTTATGAGGTTGCTTTCTGGGCGGCTTCCACTTGTAATATCCGTTATGATTGGATCGGACTAGCGGCTTTCAAATTCCCTTGGCTTGGGAAGATATTTAAAAGGTTACAGAAGAAATGGCTGTTCTGTTCGGAGTGTGCCATCTGGGCCTTACAAAAAGTTTTTCCTGTGATAAAAGAAAAGTTTAATTTCAAGGCCAGTAAAAGAACGAAACCTAATAAAATGTTTTTCGGAGATATTAGAATATCGCCTGAGAAATGTATGCCGGGCTATTTTCTAAACAATAAAGATTTTCCTGTAATATGGGAAGGAGAGATCTAATGAGTAAATTTGGATATATAAAAGATTTAGATGATAGAAGGGATTTTTTGATGAAAGGATTTTTGCCAAGAGTTGATATTGTCTTACCTAAGAGTGTGGATTTGACAGATAAGATGTCGCCGGTAAGGAATCAGGGGAACGAAGGAACTTGTGTGGGATTCGCATCAGTTGTCGGTATGAAGGAATATCAGGAATTGCAGGATTATAAAAAATTGGTTTTGCTTTCTCCCCGGTTCCTTTATAACGAATGTAAAAAAATTGATGGAATACCAAATCAGGAAGGAACTTATATCCGGACAGCAATGCAAGTGCTTAAAAAGGTTGGGGTTTGCCAAGAAGATTTTTGGCCTTACCAACCTCATCAAAAAGATAAGCCGAAAGATGAAGCCGATTCTAATGCTAGAAAGTTTTGTGTTATGGGCTATGCCCGTATTTCCGGATTAGAAGAACTTAAACAAAGTTTATTTTTTAAAGGGCCTTGTGTTATAGGTGTAAAAGTTTTTAAGGGTATGATGAATACAAAAAATGGAGTTGTCCGCATGCCGAAATGTTGGGAAAGAAGTTTGAGTGGCCATGCCATTTGCCCGGTGGGATATAATGATGAAAGGAAACTTGTAAAATTTAAAAATTCTTGGTCTGAGGCTTGGGGTAATAAGGGGTGGGGATTCCTGCCTTATGCTTATATTGAGAAGTATATGATGGATGGTTGGAGTAGTGTTGATATAGATGATCCGGTTGCTTTTGGACATGAGAGGTTTTAAATGGCTTGGTAGTTTGGGTTAGCTTAGGACAGGAAAGCCCACCTTGGGCTATCCTTGTAAGCCTTTTTGAGAGTAAAAGGGGTAGAAGCGGAGGTTTTCTACCTTTTTTACATTTTCGGCCTTAATAACAATGGTAAAGATTTATAGTAAAGATTCATGGTAAAGATTAGTGTTCATACAGCTTCTCTCCTTTATCTAACGGTTAGTTAACGGTTAAAAATATATCAAAGATTTAACTTGCGAAACTATTTGATATATTGTAAAGTGAATGTGCGATGAAAAGAGAGAAAAAAATCCTAGTTGAAACACTTCAAAAACAATCCAAATTTAGTTGTGAAGAAGTTGAAGTAGCCGGCGGAACAAAAAGCAGTAAATAAAGGAGGTGATTTAAATGTCTCAAACCATCAAGAAAATAAGCGTATCTAATATGGTGGGTGCTAGCGGGAATGGTATTGTTAATCAATTTGAGATCAACACAGATGATGGAACATATTTCCAATCGTATCAAACCATCATTGTGTGTCGCAAAAATGGTAAAACCTATTTAGATGAAAATTGTTGGGATTGTAGCGTAACCACTTCAAAATACCGGAATCGCTTTTTAAGGAAAACCACAAAAGAGATAAAAGAAAAAATTAAGACGGGAGAATATATTTTAACCAATCTTAATTAAAGAGGAGACCAAATTAAATGAAAGTTAAGAATACTTCTTTTTTTAAAACTGCTAAAATCAAAGAAGTGATTCGTTTTGTTAAGCCACCCGGAATAACTAAATTTGACATTTGGATTAAAACCGGGCATAAAAGAGATTGGAGAGGTAGGGCATATTTTTCTGGCTGTTCTTATCATGAAACCTTTTGTCCGTATGTATCTTTAGCCATTAGCCCCAAAAATAAATATCCCATAATACATGTCCCCGAACAGAAAAGAGGATATTTACCTTTTAAAGCCTTTACTGATATAGAGTTACTTGTTAATTTAGTTGCTCATGAGTTAAGACACCTATGGCAGAAAAAACATCCGAAGGGTTGGAGGGTATGGGGTTCGAGAGGGCAATTTAGTGAAAGAGATGCCGATGCTTATGCTATTCACAAAGTTAGACAATGGAGAAGGAGAGAAAATGTATAAAATCTTTACGCGTAACTGGTGGAAAAAGGGAGAAGGCGGCGGCCTTGTTCCTGATCCGACAGCAAGGAAAACACATGTAACATATGTTTCTACACAAGGAGAGGCAAGAGATTGGTGCGAAAGAAATAATGCTAAGAGGCCGAAGTCTTGGGAAAAATTAAGCCGAAAATATGAATACACTTCAGACTATTAAGGAGAGGAAAATTGAAAGATAAAGATTATCAATTCCCAAAAAAATATCCGGTAGGGTTAACCCGGGAAAAGTATAAAAAGGAATTAAGGGCCTCAGTAAAAGGCCGCAAAAATGAAGCCTTGAAAATAACACAGATAAGGGTCAGATGTTTCGTAGTAAGTAGTAAGGATTTGTTTGATGAGAAGAAAAATCCGGATCTGGATTTTTCTGCCGAGGCTGTTTTAAAAAACAAGAAAATCAGAAAAAGAAGAAAAAGAAGGATAAGAAGGATAAGAAATGTATTATCGTAAATATAGAAACATCAAAGTCAAATTAGATGGCATGACTTTCGATAGCAAGAAAGAAGCGGCTTTTTATAACAATCTGAAACTTCAACAGAAGGCCGGAGTGATTAAATCTTTTATCTGTCAGCCAAAAATTAAATTCCCTTGTAAAGTTACATACATACCGGACTTCCGGGTTGTAATGGGTGATGGTGTAATTGTTTATTATGATGTCAAAAGTGAGTTTACCAGAAAGATGCAAGTTTACCGGATAAAGATAAAACTTTTAAAATACTTCTATCCGGACCTTTGTTTTAAAGAAGTATAAAAGCTACTCAAAGGAGGTGAGGAAGAATGAAATGTTGTTTATGCGATAAAGAAGCGGTGAGTGTAATTATTCAAAAGTAATACCTGCAAGATTAGAGCAAGGAGGTATAAAAAATGGCGAGATATAAAGTTAATGCTTGGATCTATCCGATTGGAGGCAGATTTGATTACCCAATGGAATTAGAGGCGGTTGCAAAAAACATAAAAGCGGCAAGAAAAGTGGTTGAGAAATGGTTATCTAAAAGAAGTGCTGTAATAAATGACTATCAGTTAGTAAGAATAAAAAGGAGGGGATATGTTAACAGTTAAAGAAAGCATAAAAAGATGCGAAAATTATCAACTGCTTCTTTCTTCGCACCCTGTCCAAGTGACACATGAGGCCTTAGCAAAGAAAATGGAAGTAAGAATTGAAACAATTCACAGATGGGCGATGGGATCACTAAGGCCAAATAAAAGAGTGCGAAGAAAATTGAATGAAATTGCCGAACAGTTAGGAAAAGGAACAATATAACTATCTGGAGTTTTATAACACAGATAAAAAAGAAGGGAGTAAAGATGGAAAAGGAAAAAATCACATCGCTGACTAAAAGCAAAAATGCATTGGATTCTATTGCTACCCGGTTGCAAGTGAACCCGGAATTACTAAAGAAAACTCTTAAAGCAACTGTATGCAAAGATTTCAAAACTAAAGACGGGAGATACCGGTCAATTACAGATGAAGAATTTATTAGTTATATTGTAGTGGCCAACACTTACAAACTCAACCCTTTGACAAAAGAGATATATGCTTTCCCAGATACTCAGGGTGGAGGAATTATCCCGATAGTGTCAACTGACGGTTGGAATAAACTAATGACTACACACCCGGCTTATAAAACTCATTATTACACCCAGTCAGAAGATATGATTGTAATGAAATTGGCCAAGTCTTGTCCTGAATGGATTGAGATTCATATTGTAAAAAAAGATGAGAGTGAAGTTGTGGTTCGGGAATATCTTGACGAATGTTTTAGGGAACTTCCATACAAAAGCCCTTGGCAAACACATACAAAGAGGATGTTGCGACACAAAACGAAAATTCAAGGGGCAAGAGAAGCATTCGGATTCGGTGGAATATATGATGCAGATGAAGCAGAAAGAATTGTAGAAGCACAGGTAATTGAAGCCGAACATCAGGCAAAAGTAAAGCCCGAAGTTACTGCACCAAAAGAAAAGGAGAAAGAAAAAGAATCCACGATGGAGAAAGTGAAAACATCAGATTTGTTAGATAAAACTAACTTCATCACTAAAGAACAACAAAAGGAAATGATTGCCTTTTGTAAGAAGCATAATGTTACAGAAGCAGAATTAAAGCTATTTCTTGAAATTAATTATGAAGTTGACCTTAAAAGCAAACTACTAAAGGGTGATTTAAAGAAAGTTTGCGATTGGATTAAAACAGCTGAGGGCGAAATAGAAATAAAGGATAAATAATGCTTGTCTTTAATGAAGAAAAACACGAATATACTGTTGACGGAATCAAGATTAAAAAGTCTTTAACCCAAATTTTAGAGAGTGTTGGGATTATTGATTTTAGTTGTGTCCCGGAGAGAATTCTCGGGCCGGCCTTACGGTTTGGAAAGGCTGTTCACAAGGCCACAGAATTATATGACTTGGGAATACTTGATGAATCGGCTTTAGATCCGGCATTAAAGCCTTACTTGGCCGGGTGGGTTAAATTTCTCAAAGATACTGGCTTTGTAGCCCACCTAATTGAGAAGCCATTAGCGGCGAAGATATATGGAACTTGGATAGCAACTACACCAGACCGTATCGGAATGATGAAAGGCAAATTGACAGATGTTGAAATAAAAAGCGGATCACTTCTCCCCGGAACAGCAATTCAAACAGCCGGACATAAATTGATTTATGATGTTGGGAAGGAATTTAAAAATCACATTAAAGTAAGACTTGGTGTCCGGCTAACCGGCGATGGTAATTGGAGGCCCGAATACTATAAGAATAAAAATGATATGAGTGTGTTTTTGTCTGCATTAAACATAACTAACTGGAAGGAGTTAAATTCATGATGAATACTATTGAAGTAAAACCACTTGATGTTTCAAAAGTGGAAGGCGAACAAAAAATAGCATTGACTTTGCTAGAAAAAGCAAAAGGAGTTTGTATTACTACTCAAGGCAGTTATGAAGAAGCCGGAAGATGGTTGCAGACAATCAAAGGAAAAATAAAGGATTTGGATTTTCTGCGTAAAGGAATAACTCAGCCCCTCGATACCGCAAAAAAGGCTGTAATGGATTTGTTTAGGCCTCCACAGACCGATTTCAAGATAGCCGAAGGGCTTATAAAGAAAGCAATGGTCATCTATTCAGATGACCAAGAACGCAAAGTAAATGAGAAAGCAGAAAAATTGCGGCGTCAGGCCGTAGCAGAAGAAGCCCGGAAGAAAAAAGAACTTGAAAAACGGGCAAAAAAAGCGGAAGATAATGGGAACATAGAAAAAGCAGAAGAATTGAGGGAGAAGAAAGAGGATGTTCATATAGAAGCCCCTGTCTTAGCACCAACAGTTGATAAACTGAAAGGTGTTCATTATATAGACAAGTGGACTGCCGAAGTATTTGATTTTAAAATTCTCCCAGATGAATACAAAGTAGAAAATATAAAAATGTTGACTAAAATTGCACAGGCAACTAAGGGTGAAGTGCCAATCCCGGGTGTAAAATTCAAAAAGGAAAAACTTGTTGCAAGTGGATCAATATAAATAAATCGCCCCGGGTAACTTCCCCGATCTTTTCTTCATTCCGGATCGGGGGCCTTCTCGCCAAAGGTAAAGGCTTACCTCCTTGTGTTGCCCGGGGGAAAAAAGGAGGTTATAGAATGTCAAGAATTAGATCGCTGAAACCTGAATTTTTTGATGATGAAGATTTAGCTGAACACCCATTTTGGATAAGAATATTATATGAGGGTTTGTGGGTTAACGCAGATAGAGAAGGTCGTCTTGAAGATAGACCTAAAAAATTAAAGATTAAAATCTTTCCTTATGATAAAAAAGTAGATATTGAAAAAGGGTTACAGGATTTAAGTAAAATCAAGGGAGATAGTGAAAGACCTTTTATTATTAGGTATGAAATAAAGGGCGAAAGGTATATACAAATAGTGAAATGGAAGAAACATCAAAAACCACATCATACTGAAAGAGATAGCGAAATCCCGGCCATGGAAGAAATTTGGGCTAAACATTTCACCCCGGTGGCCAAACAGTCTAACGGTGAATCAACGGTTAAATCACCGTTAAACACCAAAAAACTCTTTGAAGAAATTTGGGATAAATATCCCAGTAGGATAAATAAGAAGGCGGCGAAGCGGCACTTTGAGGTAAGTGTCAAGACAAAAAAAGACTGGGAGAATATTCAAAAAGCCTTAAAGAATTACCTTGAAAGCAAAAGAGTTAAAAGTGGCTATATCCAGAATGGTTCGACTTGGTTTGGTAACTGGCAAGATTGGATAGACCTTGAAGAATTGCCTTGTTCTA